ATGCCCTTTTGAATAACCCACTTATCAATCCCACCTCGTAGGCCTCGCGTTTTATTTGCACCAAATTTAAAAGGCGATTCGGACTGCCTTGCGAAGATGTTTCTACTTGCCCCTTGTACTCCCTTATCTACGAACTCCCAGTAATCAACTTGAGGGGTTATGTTTACATAATATTCGTTTGCATCTTCTCCTACAATTACGGGGATAGATTCATACAACGCACCCGTGTTTACTTTGCCTTGCATACGTAAAGAAATACGTGCGTTCTTACGCCACATCTTACCTATCTTTTCAAGTGTCTTGTTTAGGTTAGTCATTGGGTATGTCTTACCCCCTATTTCTATCGTAGGTTTAGACATACGGTGCTATGCATAAGTCGTTAGAATTAGACACCTCAATAGAAAAAGAACCACTCCACCCCGTAAGCTCGTTATCAAATCGTGCCGTAAAAGGTGTACACGAAGCAGGTAAATCAAACTTGTAGTCGTTATCTACCGTTGTGTTTGTTGTAGCTAATGACTGAATAAATTGGTCTAACACATCGTGAAGTAGTTGAAGGGTATCTGAATACACTTGTGTTCTATTCTTTAGGTCGGGTAGGATCATATCCGCTACCAACAATTCAAGGTCGTATGTTAGCGTTCCGTTATCTATCGTTACCCCCATTATCTCGCAGTACAAAAGTGGATAATCGGGTTGTCCGAGTTTTGCAATATCAACCTGGTCTAAAGGTCCAGCATGAAACGATTGAAGGATTAAGTGCTTTTCTTCTATGTCTTCTAAAAGTTCTACTATCTGTTTGTATGATTTCATCGGTATTGGCTTACGTCAGGTGCTTTGTCTTTACGACTGTTATCTTGTTCATAAGATAAAAACGTAAAAGCCGATTCTATTTCAATTTCAGTTGCCGCCTCTATTTTCAACGGGTCACCCCCTGCAAGAAAATGGATCGTAGAATACCACCCCCACTTCTCAGCAATCAAATTACCTTCTCCTCCTCCACTAAAGAGTTGGCTAAATCTTTCGTTAATATCACGCCTATAGACAAAAAAAAATTGATAGCACCCATTACTACATCCATCTTTAAATCATCCCAGTAGGTTGGGTTTCCGTCACCTTTGTAGTCTTCTATCGTGTAGAAATCCCCTGCTTCGGTTTTGATAGGTCGGTACAGTATGCTAATTATGTAACCTAAGTTTTCAAATAAACCTTGTGAGCAATACGTTTCTAAATCTGCAAACTCTCCTACCGTTAGCTTGGAAAGGTTCGGATGGAATCCATACCGCTTCCCTTTGTAATCTAATTTCGATACTAACTTTTCGTCTTGCCCGTCAGCGTCATTTATGCGACTAATGATACTGCTTATCTTTTCCATTTCAGGAATAGTCAGTTGGTTGGTTTCTTCTTTGGATAGGTTGCACATAATACAAATAGCCTCCACTATCCACTCGGTAGATTTCTCATCTAAGTTGAGTTCGGCTAAAAGTTTGTATTGCTTAACGGTTATGTCAGCAAGTGAATCGGGTACGGTTATTTTCATTTTTTGGGAAGATTGGGAAGATTGGGAAAGTTTACGAGGTTTGCGGGTTTTAAGGTGGTATTTACGGGTTTACGGGTTTTGTGCGGGAATCGTGCGGGTTTACGTAAAACGTGCGTGTTCACTTTTGGTTATGCGATTAAGTGAGTTCATTCACGAAATGTAATATTTGCCTGAGTAAGAAGTTCCGATGCGGTTGATACATACATACCTGACTGCATCGATAATGTGGTTCGTGTGGTCTATTGGTTTATTTAGTTGCACCCCGTTTCGGTCAACCTCCCATCGGTAATTGCGGAACTCTTTTTGTGCGTTTAAAGAATCCTTCAATACGAATATCTTGTGACGTTTCATTATGTCAATTCCTAACCGAATTGAATCAGGTCCTTTCTTGGACGGCTTAACGTTATGTCCTAAACGGTGCAGTTCTTCGATAGATTTAGGTTCGGCACTATCGCAAATGATTGGCGTTCTATCTAAGTGTAATTTATCTAACTCTAAACTAATATCTCGGTTCGTTAATCCCGTCTTGTAAAGGTGTTCTTCAATGTATAAAGAATAGTCTTCACGCCACACCGAAACGATTGCGGTTGGATCATTCGTGAACCCCCAGTCACATCCATATGCTACCAACTTAGCACGTTCAGGAATAGCTTCAGCGACTTGCCATTGTGGGAATATAGCCGACACATTAACCCCCCGTTCACCAAGACCGTAGATACGCCAAAAGTTTTCGTCCGTTTCTTTAAAGCGTTCTATCTCGTCTATAACGGATTGCTCTAAAAATGGGTTATCTAAGTATGTGGTTTGGAAAAAGTCCACGTCTTCACGTTCTAAGATATGGTCATAGATCCAATGATGCTCGTCCGATGGATTGTAGTCTATAAATATCCTTCCCGTTGTTCTGAGTAGCAACTGCCTCCAATCTTCCAATGTTATTTCGTTGCACTCGTTTACGTATAAAATATCTCTTTTACGTCCTCTTAGTTTTTGGGGTTGGTCGGTGCTGATAAACTCAATTAGGTTGCCAAATAGGTTATAGGTAGCGTTGCTTTTGTTGTGGTGTTCTTCATAGTAGTTTCCCCCTTCGGTAAGTATCTGCATGAAGTCACGCATAACGGATGAACGTAAAGCAGGAAACGTCTTGCGTACTATCGTGATAACTATCCCTGCATTTCTATTCCTAAAACAAAGCTGTATTAAAACCTGGCAAAGTGAGAAGGTCTTTCCGCTACGCGAACCGCCTTGATGGACTTGTATTTTAGCCTTTGACTTCTTAGCTTGGTAATATGTAGTCGGTTGCTTCACTCGTCATCGAACCACTTAAACGGCTTCGGTTCGTTAATCTCTATTTGTTGTTTCTCTACATACCCCCTTGACTTGCCTTTGTTTTTCAAATAAAACTGTGTTGCCTTTATCTGAATCTTCTCGTCCTGGCTCATCATTAGATTATGATGTACTTCTTCGGCTACGTCTAAGTTTTCTTCTACTATGTCGTTAAGTTGGTCTAAGTCTTTTTCTGCCCTATGCTTTACCGCTTGTCTTGTGTACGTAATATTGTACTTTAATTCTAACGCCCTTGCCGTCCTTGTATAGAGTGCTTTATTCTTTCTTAGTTCACTCCAAAACTCTGCATCCGATACTTTCATTTTGTCAAGTTTTGTAAAGTTATTTAAACTGCTTTCTTAGTGCCTCTAATACTATTGCGCCTATGTAAGTATCTGATTTCTTAAACGATTCTAAAAGCTCTTTAGCAACATCATAATCTTCCATAATAAAGTCGATATTAATTCCCCTTAAAAAAGTGGGGGGTGCTTCTTCTTTTAATTCTTCTATTTCGGGTTCCCATACATCCAAACCCCAATCGGTAAGGGGTAACGTTTCCCATTCGTTTGCTAAGGCATCGTAATCCCACGTTCCGTAGTGCGTGTTGTCTTTAATCATAAACTCATCACGCTTCGCTTGTGACCATTCTGACACATCTAAAACATGAAGCTCACGGTATCCTAAATCTTTATAAGCCAGTAACCTCATATTACCTGCAAGGGCATACCCATCCGCTACTACTAAGGGTTTAACCGATTGCATTTCAGGAAAGTCCGTTATGCTTTTCTTTAGTCTTTCAAAGGCTTCCTTCGTTATCGAACGTGGGTTGCTTGGATCTAACTTTATGGTTTCAATCTGAACCTTTTGCGTCTTCATCTTCTTGGTTTTTAATGGCACGTAAAACTTCTTCGAGGTAGTTAGCGAAGTCTTTATTTGCTACTGCTAAATCTCCTATGATATTCAAAGACGAATTGTTTTGATAGTCCACAAAAATCTTGTCTTTTACTACCGTAAAAATTAGGTAGTCTTGCGCATTGGTTAGATGCTTCTTTGCTTCGCGCATACTTTTTCTATTACTCATACCCTTGTAAATTCTTGCCACGTATGACGAAAGTCTGCATCGTATTCGAGTAGCGTTTTGCATTTTTGTTTTTGATACACTACCGTAGAATAGTGTCTATTCATTTGTTCCCCTGCTGCTTCCGTAGTCCACCCGTTAGCAATTAAGTATTTCGTAACACACTTTCGCGCATCGGATAACCTCCTTTTACGGTCTTTAGATTTTATTTCTTCCCAGGTGCATCCAATTTTCTCAACCGATTCTTGACAAAAGATTAAGGCTTTAACCTTTGGGGATTTGATTTTGATGGCAGGGGTTTCCCTTTCCAACATCCATTCATATACATTATTCATCGCAACTTGATTCATAGATTTTTAAAAGTTCAATGTACATATTTTTATTACAAGATGTGCATGTAGTTCTTTTTTTCTTCTTACTCAATAATTCTTCATACAGTTTATAAAACTCATCCCCGATATGCTTGGTTAAGTTTTGACCACTTTTGTAGCGTGTCATTATTTCTTCTGCAAAGAACTTCCGTTGTTCTTCGTCCATCATTTTTACGGGTCGGCTAAACATCTTATTTAAGCGTTCACGCCTTTCATCGCATCCGCAATCATCCCCGAAGAAAGTCTTTACTATCTTCTCAATCCCCGTTGCCTTTGTTACGGCTGCAACTTTATCGCCTAAACCTTGAGCTTTCGATTTCATCTTGTATGTAGTTTCTTGTGTCACGGATCGCACGGTATAAAGTATTGCGACTAATCCCAGTTAGTTCACTCATAGAATCTAAAGTTAATTCATCCCCGTAATAAATAGCAAAGCAATTCTTTTCGAACCACTCCACATCGTTTAACTTTTCGTCTATAAATTGTAACACTTCTTCGTTATGGTTCTTACTATAAGTTAAATCTAAATTCTTCAGGTGCGTTAAGTGTTCCGTTAGAGAAGATGTTTGTTTGCGTATTGCGGTAGTTTCTTTTCGGTACTTCTTAAAGTATCGGCTTGATGAACTGCGGTACTGGTTTATAGTTGCACGAACTATGTAAAATTTTATCTTCTTATTTTTAACTAAGCTATTCATCTTCTCACGGTTGCCCGTTAATAAGATAACCATTATCTCATGCGCTAAATCTTCGTAGTCGGGCTTCCTTCCTTTCGTGATTACTTTAGCTATCTCAAGGATAGAT